CGTGTCTTAATCCTGTCATAAGTTAGTGTTTAAATTAGGTTTTAATGCTGTGTTAAAATTAGGTTTTAATATATTTTCCCGTTAATAATTTTTAGATTGTAAAAAGTATAATTACCTGTTTTAATTTCAAGTTCGCAATATGCGAATCCTGTATTCCATTTATTTATTGGCATATAGTAAGGAGTTTTACCACACAAACAACCAACGGAATGAACGCTGAATACATCCCCATACATAGAAGCTTCAGTATTACTTGATGTTTTGTGGTAATGGCCAACAACTACATTCTCTAAAGTTTTTAAAAAAGTACCTCGAGCTGGATTAACTCCACCGCTTCCACCAAACAATTCGTGTCCATGTAATACAGTTAGTTTTCCGATACGAATAGGCCTTTTTTCTTTAACTACTTCAATCTTTAATTCGCCAAGTTTCAATAAAACTTCAAGTTGAAAATCAGTACAATCAAATATCTCAGGTGCTTTTAAGAATAAGTATTTTTCAAATCTTTCATCATGGTTCCCGTATTTAAAAACTATTTTAGCTTTCGGAAAATGTTCACGTAACGAATTTAAAAATACACGTGTAGCTTCAAATTCTTCATGCACACTTCTTTGTCTCCAGTCCTTCTCATGTCTTGATATACCAGCGAAGTCTAAAACATCCCCATTGATTAAAATACAATTTACTTTTTTCTCTTTACCATAATTAATTGCTTTTTGAATTGAGTCGTTATCCTGGTAAGGTATATGTAAGTCCGATATGATTAAAGTTCTTGACTGACTAATCTCGTATGGCTCAAAAGTTTCTGCATAGGATTCGGGCATTACAAATTCAATGTTTTGATCTAAGAACTCCCTACTTCCTAATTGTGATTTTTGTTTTTCGCCTTTTTTACCTCGGTAATATCTTAAACAACTTCTAACAGCATCAACATCTTTAAAAGTTTTATTGTTTTCTGCATAGATTTTTTTAGCCAATGTCAAAGATGGTAGCTTCGGGAACTTAGTCAAATAAGATTTAATTAAATTACTTATAAATTCATTTCTCATTATTTTTTTATTTTTAGTTTATAATTTTTTGCTAAGGTAATTAATTCATCCTTTGTAAATTTATAAGATCGTGACAAGTCTGCCATATCCTCAAGTTCCTGAACTTTATTTATTCCTATTTTCTTTACTAAACCTTTACGATATTCGATAAGATTACCAGCTAATTGTAGGTTACAATAAGAACATTGTTTGTGAACGTTATCTTCGTTAAATATTAGTTTGGTATATATTTCAGCTTTTAAATAGTGACCAGCATCCCATTTAGCATCGGACTTATTACAACTAATACATGGTAGGTCTTTATCACGTTGTCTAATATATATTTGAAAACTTACTCTTGCTAAATTTCGCAACTGGATTAAACTTTGGCTATCTACTTTCATTTGCTTAACTCTCTTATTCACTTCCTTTTCTGAGTTAAATTCCATTGAGCAGATAGCCGAACAAACAACTTGTAAGGTATTGAAAGGCTTATACATCTCGCCACATTGCTTACATTGTTTAAGTTTAATTTTCATATTGTTATTTAATTAAAATCTTAAGTTTACTTTCTCACGTCTCCGATAATTATAAATTTCTTCAATCAAAGTTTTATATTGTGAAGTATCATTACAATCTTGAAGAGTTGTAGGTTGTTGTTTTAATTTTGCAATAAATTCGGTAAACTCAAAATTTTCATTTTTAAACATTCCTATTAAAGCATAAATAAAACTTCTTCTTAAAAACCCTTTATAGTAAGGTTCAATCATCATAATTTTATCAGCTATTTTTTTTGCATTATTTAAGTTATTAACTTTAAAAAGACCTTCTTTAAATCTTGTTTGTGGATTTGTTAAATTAGAACCACTTACAAATTCTCCACTTAATAATAAAACTGATACTTGATGTTGAAAACCATACTCTTCAACAAAATCTCTATAAATAATATAATCTTTATATCCTAAATCGCAGTATCCATTTACATAATCAGTAGTTTGCCAATTTTTCATATTTGCATTTAAAATCTGAATTTCATTTAATCCATAATTTTTACAAATAATATAATTTATTGGCAATTTAAATTCTTGACATATCAAAAATCTATGTTGACCATCAATTATTTCAAAATTTTCATTAACCATTATTATGGTTGTTAAATAATTTTTATTAAAACTTTCTTTCAATCTTGTAAGATGAAGTTGGTTAATATCTCTATTACCATTTAAAGTTTTAAACATAAAATAGTCTGTTGTCGTGTGAACTTGGTTACTGTGCTTCACCATTGGTTCTATTGTTTGGGTTATCATTTTTTTATAAATTATTTAAGTAAGTTCTACATTCTTTAATCCTGGAGTACATTGATTCAATTACTTGGTTATCCTTTTTAATGTGGAATTCCTTTATACGTTTATTTATCGGAATATTATTGTAACTGTGATTGCGTTCAATTTCTTCTACAGCTAATAAGTATTCAGGATTCTCACTATCAATCATTCCCATCTTCCAGCTTAATCTTCGTTTCTCATCTTCTACTAACTGAGTTGGTGTGTCAATTAAAACATAAGCTAAACAAGCATCATTCAATCCTGTTAATTCCATGTAAGCTTGCAACTGATAAAAATATCCTTTAGTCGGGATCTCGGTTTCAAAGTGTGGAAACGTATAAATGTCCCAGCTACTTTTAATATCAATTACATTATCCGCTACGATGTCAGGCGTTCCACTTAAAAACTCATTTGTATACCATTGTTCATTCTTTGTGTAAAATCCACCTTTAAAAACTGAATAGGTACTAATAGCGATATCCTCAACTTCAAGCCCTTTCTCAACATATTTATTAGTAAATTCCTTTCTTATGCCATAAGTTTTTTCAATGAATAGATTCTTTAAATACGATTTACAGGTCTCACCCATTTCGTTTTTGGCTCGGCCATTAGTCATTATCTGACCAATAGCCGATGCTCTGAATTTTAAATCGTTAAACATTTATCAATGCAAGTTTAAGTACATTAGATTGCGGACCGCTAATTGTATAGTTCTCCATTGCTTCCTTTACTTTATCGGACTTACCTTCTTGAATAGCAGTAATCATTTTCTTTAAAGTTTCTGGTGTTAGCATTGGTTTACTATCATTCTTTTGCTCTGGTTGTTTTTGACTATCCGCATCACTTTCGGTTTCATCGATTAAGAATAAACCATTAAGTGCATATTTACGAGCATAACTTGAAGCAGTTCCAGTAGCTTGTTCTGCACTCATTCCTTTATGTTCGCTTGTTTCTGCATAACCATAACAAATAGTGTCATTTATCTTTGCAGTTGCTTTTAAGAACACTTTAGTTCCTATTGCTACTATTTCATCACTAAGGGTTAAAGTAGCGTTATAACGTAAAAGAATAGGTTTAACCGCTTCTAATATATCTTCTGCACTTCTATACTTGTATTTGCCAAATGCGTTTACATTTGTCTTTGGTACTTTTAATTCATTTTGAATTTTTACTAAATTGTTTTCGTTGCTCATGATTTCTTTTTGGGGTTTTAGAATGGTGTGTTGTTTGAATCGTATACGGTTTTTCCGTTTCCGATATAAGTTGCTTTAACTTTGGCAGCTCGTTCTTCTTTGGTTTGTCCAGTAGTTATGGATGCATCTTGCCCATACTGATTTGGTTGGTCGTTTAGGATAATACTAATGTCATAGTATTCGGCCCCGTTCTTACCTGGTTTGATTCTTGTTTTGTCTAACTTTGTTAGATCAATTGATGCTGCGATAATTTTACTCATGATTTATTTGGGTTTATTGGTTTATATTATTATTAGCGTTTTATTTTAATTAGGCCCCAAAACAATGAAACCTCTTTATTTTGATTAACGTTTTTTGGTTTGTCTTTTATAAAAGTTATTTCGGCCTCATGACCATAATCATTTGCTTTCGGAAAGTTTACTAATACATCTCTAACAATTTTACTGATATTTAATTTAATGCCTTGGTTTTTATAAAATTCTATATTGTTTTTAATAGATTTTAAATCTTCAACACTTAATTTAATGTTTAGTTGTTTATCTTTGATGTTTGATTTTTTCATAAAATTTAATTTTTTTTGCATATTTATTTGGGGTTATTGGTTTATATTTTTTGTTCTAAAATGTCAAGTAAGTAGTTTAATTTTTCCTCATTTGTAAACTCATTTTCTTTAGATATAAGCTCCACGTATCGGATTGCTTCATCTTTAAATATGTAACGATGCTCAGGGTAATTAATATCTAATACTAATAACTCATTAGGATACCAGTGTTCGGTTAGCCAGCATTGATTGTAACTTCCGCTGGTGTAATCTTCAGGGTCTAAGTCGTACATCATATCTTAAAATTGAGTTGGTTAAACGTAAATAATTACTTGTTTCTATTCTCAT